TAAATGTAATATTTCCTGACAAATCAGAATATAAAAGAGTTCCATCTGCCGCAGGAACAGTTAAATTGTATGTTCCAGCAGTATTCGTACCATTTAAAGTAGTCGAGCCGCCTGAAACAGAAAGAAATACTAATTGACTCATGATTTTTCCTTAAACTGGAACCCAAGATTGTGTAGCTTCGTCCCATACATAAGGACCACCGCTTGAAGGATACGGAACTGGAGCTTGCCATAGCCATGTAGTTGTATCTAAAATCCAACTAGGATAAGGTTGTGGGGCATAAAACACATCGTTTGTTTTATCGTATGTGAAATTAAGACCAGCGTAATTAGCCCTTAAAGCTGGCAATCCGTCAGGAGTTCCAGGCTCAGCAGGAGGAGAAGGTGCGTAATGCACATTCCCATAAGTATTGTAATCAGTTTCTACCCAATAACCTTCTTGTGTATTAACAAAGTCTTGATCGGCACGAATTACATCAGATACCAAAAATTTAAAGGCATCCAAAGTTGATTCGCATTTTGCAAAGTAAGTCATATATTTTCCTTTTAAGCTGTATATGTACCTGAAGAAGTAAATTTAATTATAGTGTTTGAACCGCTAGTTGTAACTGTTGGGCTACCAGTAGTTGTGCCTGAATAGCTAGATGTTGGTACAGAAATAATTACCACACCTGATCCGCCATTACCGCCTGATCCACCATTTGGATCGTAATATGTTGCACCGCCACCACCGCCACCAGTATTAGTGCCACCATTTCCACCATTTCTGCTACCAGCACTTCCGCCATTTCCACCACCGCCTGAACCACCGCCACCAGCAGAACCATTTCCAACAAAGGTGTAAAAACCACTACCTCCGCCACCAGCGTAAGTTACTGATGAGCCAGTAATTGATGATGATGAACCACTTCCTCCGTTACCGCCGCCTGTTGAACTTCCAGCACCGCCTGTTGCTCCTGCGCCACCACCTCCACCGCCACCATAATTTGGTGCTGATCCGCTACCATTACCGCCGTTATTTCCTTGACCACCAGTTCCAGCACCACCAGTTCCTCCAAATGCGCCACCGCCACCGCCTGAACCGCCTGCGCCACCGCCTGAAGAACCTCCTCCAGTAGCAGTAACGGAAACTGCGCTACCAATTAATGAAGAATTTGAACCTTGTGTACCAGCACCGCCACCGCCACCTACTGTAGCTGTATATACGCTGGTAATGTTTAAGTTTGTTGTGGATGCTAAATAACCGCCACCGCCACCACCTGAACCAGTAGCATTTCCACCACCACCACCGCCAGCAACAACTAAGTAACTGACTGCATAGGTTGTTGGAGCAGAAACAGTAGCCGTTGAATTAGAATTAGCGGATGTTGTACCACGCCAATTTGCGGCAGAAACTACGCAATTTACAGTAGAACCAATATCACCTGAAACAAGCAAATAAGTGCTAGATGTAGCACCAACTATGTTTGTAGTGTTATTTCTTTGCCATTGATATGTAAATGCAATCGTTCCTGAACTCCATGTTCCTGTAGTGCAAGATAATGTTGTACCAGTAAATGCAGAGCCACTTACTACTGGGGCAACGCTATTGGTAGGTGTTGATGTTACCGCTGTTAATGAACCTGATGAAGTAAATTCATGAAGTGTGCTTGTTCCAACAGTTGAAACTGTGCCGCCAGTAAATTGTTGATTTCCAGTATAAGAAACATAAATTACACCTGAACCGCCATTGCCGCCATATACAGTTGGCCCACTATCTTTACCGCCAGCACCGCCACCGCCTGAACCAGTATTTATTGTTCCATTACCACCATTAGAGCCTGAACTGGAAGTAGAACCACCTCCATTGCCGCCTCCACCTGATCCGCCACTAGAACCACCATAGCTTCCAACAAGATAGAAATAAATACCGCCGCCGCCACCGCCAGCCCTAGTTACTGATGATCCTGTAATAGATGAGGATGCGCCGCTACCACCATTGCCAGCTTGACTACTGTTTGGCGCAGTTTGTCCTGATCCGCCAGCACCACCTCCGCCACCACCAGGATAATACGGGCCACTTGCTAAAGCGTTTCCTCCGCTATTGCCTTGACCTGAAGTTCCTGAACCGCCAGTAGTATTACCAAATCCACCGCCTCCAGCACCTGAACCGCCAGTTGCGCCACTAGGAGCTCCGCCGCCAACAGTTGTAATTGATACTGCTCCACCAACAATAGAAGATGTGCTACCAGCACCTCCGCTACCAGCACCGCCACCGCCTACAGTTACTGTATAGACAGAACCAGTATTTAAAGTTGATGTGTTTTCCTTATATCCTCCAGCACCGCCACCGCCGCCTGTTGTTCCGTCACCAGCACCACCACCAGCAATAATTAAATAAGATACAGAAACATCAGCAAATTTAATTCCACCAAACAGCCCAAAAGCCCTGGTGCTTGCAGAACCAACTAATGAGGGTCTTGGCATGATTATTTAAACTGTGATTGTGATGCTAATACTGTATATGTAGCAGAAGCTGTTTTTGTTATTACATAGTTATAAACATCTATTCCGCTTGCATTTCCACTTGTAGGAGCAGTTCCGCCTTGCCATTTAGGAGTAACACTTGTGCCATCAATGGTTACGGCAGAATTGTAATAAGCAGTAGAGCCTTGTGTAACCATAAATGTTACCGAAATACTGTCATTGGTAGCCATCAATGTATTTAAAGATGTGCCACTTGACCCTCTAAAGTTTACAGTCCAGTTTGCAGAAGCATTAGTTGTGTAATACAAAATGGATTGTGTAGTCACATCGTAGTTAATAGTTCCTGTAGCCGCAGTAGCAGATACAGTTGTTATTTCAGCAATATTGGCTGTTTTTAAACAATAGCCACTAGAAGTACCAGCAAAAGCGGCTGAAATAAGGCTTAAAAGCCCTGTAGAAGGGTTGTAAGCTAATTTGGTAGAGCTAGTATTAGCCGCAGTAATTGTGCCGCTTGTAGCACTTGTAATCGTTAAATAACGAGTTGCATTTGTGCTTGTATCGTCAGTAATAGTCAATCCAGCAAAAGGCGTAGTCCAAGTAGGAGTTGCGGCAGAGCCAGCAGAAGTTAATACTTGTCCTGAAGTACCAAAGTTAGTAGTTCCGCTTAATGCTGGAGTTGTGCCTAAGTTCGTATTTAAGCCAATAGCTCCAGTTGCATTAATTACATGGGCTGATTGACCAGTACTTCCCCAAGCTAAATAAGTCTTATAACCATTTCCTGAACCTAAACTTACATCTCCATCATGCGCTGATAAATAAATTCCATTATTCAATGAGAAAAAATCAGCAGGAGTGGATGCACTAAATACGGATGAGTTCATGCCAAATTCACCATAATAGGTAGAATCTGTGCCTAAATCATTGCTAACAGCCCAATTTGTTGAAGCACCAGCAGTTCCACTTTTATTCTGCATAACTGCTTGTAAATAAGTGCTTGCTACTGTAGCTCCTAAAGCAAAGTTGCAATTTGAAGCATTAAAACTTAAAACTGGCGTAGTGTTAGTTGTAGAACTTGTCGATAAAACAGTAAATGCGCCTGTTGATGCTGTTGTAGCACCAATCGTTACAGCGTTAAATCCACTTACTGTAGTACCCAAAGCCGCCGCAGTAGCCCCAAAAGTAATAGAACTATTGGTTAATGCACTATTGGCAATATTAGAAAGAGTTCCACCTAATGTAAGACTTCCTGAAGTTGTAACAGTTCCAGTTAAAGTTAAACCATTGACTGTTCCAGCACCGCTTACAGAAGTAACTGTTCCTGTAGTAGGAGTAGCCCAAGATGGAATTCCTGAAGCCAAAGTAAGAACTTGACCATTGGTTCCTGCCGCTAAAAATGTAGTGGTATTAGCGCCTGATTGAAAAGGTAGCGAACCAGTAGCGCCACCAGCCAAACTGGTAGCTAAAGCGGCAGTACCGCCAATAGAAAGTCCTGTAGCTGTACCAGTTAAGCCTGTTCCTGCACCTGAAAATTGAGTGTTTGCTGTAATTGTAGTGCCTGTTATAGCACCAGCAGTTGTTCCGCCAATTGTTACAGCATCAAGAGTTCCGCCAGTAATAGCTACTGAACCAGCATTTTGTGTAGACATTGTGCCAAGACCTGAAACTTGAGTATTGGCAATAGCTATTGTTGTATTTGTTGCTGAAGTAATTTGACCTTGTGCATTTACAGCAATTACAGGAACAGCACTTGCTGAACCATAAGTAGCCGCAGTAACGCCAGTATTAGTAATGCTAAATTGATACGCATTAAGGGTTAAACCTGTGCCTGCTGTATATACAGCCGCAACGCTAAAGTTAGACCAATTAACTGCTGTTACACCTAAAGTGCCGCCAGGTTGTGCAGAGCAATACCATGCAGAACCAATTTGAAGTGTGCCGTATGAAACAAAACAAATTGCACCAACAAATTCAGCCCAAGCATCCATATCAGAAGAACGACTCCAAGCTGTTGCTGAAGCTATATAAATGCCATTGTTTGCGGCATTAGTTTGGTTTTTAACCAAAACTCTATCGCCAGCAAGCGTTGTATAGCCATCAATAGTTTGAAGTCCTGAAAGTGTAATATTTACTGTTGTTGCTACTGCAACTGGTTGTTTCCAGCTAAGTCCTGCCGCTACAGAATCTACATATAACTTATTTGCAATATCTGTTGATCCTACTGGTGTGGCATTTATTTGACCGCTACTAAATACAGCCGTAGATGGAACTAAAGCTCCAATCGTAGTGCTGTTAATGGTGCTGTTAGTAATGTTTAAGCCTGACTGCTGTGGATTAGCAGTAGCATAAAAAGGCTGACCTTGTCCAATAAATGTTACAAAATTATTGTCTAAATCAAAATAAGCCTGAACAGGCAATAAATTCTGAACAGTAGAATTAGCTGGATTAGTCATTTTTGACCTTAATTAATTAATGCCTTCGCCTGGCGTAATCTCTAAACTTGCCGCCGCACTTGCAATAAACCAAGCATTTGGCGGAATACTGCTAAATACACCAACTCCATTAGCAGGAATAGCCAATGTATTTGCTTGTGGAACTCCAGCCGTAGGAGCAGTTACTACAGGAGTAACAGTTGCATCATTTGGCTCTTGTGGTTCCCATGAAACACGAACAATATTAGCGGTCAAATTAACAATACGATACCCAGTTGGATATACATTGTTATTTGAAAGTACCTGAACTGGTGAAGTCCCAACTAGATAGGTTGCACCAAATGGCGCAAATGCTGAGTTATACATTTTTTTTCCTTATAAAAAGGTCAATTCATTATATGTTATTTAAGAAAAAAAGCCACGCTTTTTGGGCATGGCTTTCTCTCTTTTACTTCAAGATATTAGTTTGATACGCTAAAGTCGTAACCATAAACATAAACATCAAATGTTGCACCAGCTACCGCAGTAGTTAGTCCAGCAGTTACGTTTAAATAAAGGTTTTGTACAGTAGTAGCAGTAGTTTGTGCTGTAGGAGCTACCAAAGACACGCCAACTACTGAAGCTAAGTTAGCGGCTGTGATTGCGCCATACAAGCTAGAACCACCTGAAGTTGTTGCTACACCCATAGCCAAACCAGTTGGCGTTACAGCCGCACCTGATAGGTTTAAGTTAGTAACAATAAGGCTTTGTGGCAAAAATACTGTGCTATTAACTACTTGCATTGGGTAGCTTGCAATAGCGTTAGCGTTTACATTCTTAACTGTAGCGATCAAGCGTAGTGTTTGGCTTGTCGTTACATTTGAAGGATGCGCTGAGTTTGTAACTGCTGGTCCTGGATTAGACATAATATATTCCTTTAAATTAGTTTAAAAGGAAGGGCTTTCGCCCCTCCGTTATTAAGCCGCAACTCGGCAAGCAAGTTCTTGGTACAAAGGAGCCCAACCATACAGCACATCAACACGAGTAGGAATACTATCGTTGTTAATTGTGTATTGGCGAACCACACGCATTGACAAACCAATTTCCTTGTCGCTTGCACGACCAGCAAAATGAACGCCTTCAGGCAATTCCAAGTCAGCCATAGCTAATGTAAACGCATTGCGGTGCATCACAATATTTTGTGGTGACACTACGCCATTGCCGCTTGCATTGTATTGACTTGCAAAGAATGTAACAGCCGCAGTTGCAGAAGTTGAAGGAATTGACACATTTTGGAACTGACCAGCAGAAATAACAGCTGGAGAAACAGTAACAGAAACGCTTGATCCTGAAGCTACTGAAACAGCAGATTTAACTACGAATGAACGCAGTTTGTTTGTGCCGTAAGCTTGACGATTTTGTGGGTTTACTGCATATACGCCAGCAATGGTAAATGTGTCACCAGCATTCAAATTGATAGTACCAGTATTGGCGGCTGTCAAAGTGATTGTGGACTGTGAAGCCCAACCTGATGTCAAGAAACCAGTTGCAGTTGTAGTAGCTACAGAAGCTGTAACAGTAGCAGTTGTAAAGTTACCGAAAGTTTGCGACACGATGTTTTGGTCAAGTTTCCAGTTCATACCGCCTGAATCACGACCCATTAAACCTTTGGTGTACTGGGAAGAAATAGTAGCAGTAGGATTAAACAAACCAGTCAATCCATTAACAATGTTAGCAGATGTAAATGGCTCAACAATACAGCTACGCTTACCATCACGAGGTGCGCCTTCAGAATCAAGGAACGCTTGTGCATTTAGGTAAGTAAGCAATGAAGTTGGAGGAGTACCAGCAGTTCCAACGATATTAGCTGTGTTTGCAGTTGCCATTGTTGTGCCGTCAAAGTCGATTTTGTTGGCAATAGCGGCTACTGCTGGCTTCAGAATACGATCAGAGAACATATCCAAAGACAAAGCCAAGTCCTGCGTGGTGAATTGGGTATCCACATGGAACTGAGTTGAAAGAGTTACAGGAACTGAAGTTTCGTTCAAGTCCTCAACATTCAAAGCAGGGCCAGTAGTACCAATGAAACGACCAGGACGGCGTACATTGACTGTTGCGCCGATTTTTGCGCCAACTACAGCGAATTGGTCATCATAGTTACGATCTACTTCAGAACTAAAAGTCAGTTCGTTTTCCAAAACCATCAACGCTTCGTTGGTGATCTTGGAGATGGTTAATAAGGTATTTGCCATTTTAATTCTCCAAAAAAATTAGGTTTATCAGCGTATCCGATTAGCCAATCTTGCGGCTTTCCATTGAGCATACGAGCCGTAGAATTCACCATTGGTGTCCACAAGCACATCTGCTCCAGCGGATTTACCGCCCTTCAAAGGGCTAATAGGTGCTGGTGCTTTACTTTGTGAAACAGTTTTCGCTACAGCTTTTGGCTTTGCTTCTAACTCTGCCTCAAACTTAGCTTCCAATCGACCAATTTCTTTAAGAGCTTTGATGGCTGGCATTTTAGCGATAGATTCTGCATAGTCATCGTCTGAAGCCAAGTGGTAAAGGATTTGAGGGCCAACATCTGACTCTAAGATTGAATCTCTAATCGCATCAGAAACTACAACTGTGCTACTAGAAACTATGTCATTAAAATCAGGCATTTCCTTCTTTGCCTTTTCTACTTTATCGTTCCAAGATTGTAAAACCTTAGTCCGTTCTTCTTCTACTCTACGCTGTTGCTCTGCAACATCTCTATCTCTTAATGCCTTTTCAGCACTCCACTCTGCCAACGCTTCTGCATATTCAAAAGCATCATCAAACTGGTTTGCTTGTGGCTTATCGTTGACATTAGCTGTTTGGGCTATTGTTTGCGGATTTGCCTTTTCCTCTAATTCCCTTAAACGAGCCTCTAGTTGTTCCGCTTTGGCTTCAGCTTCCTGCGCCCTTTTGGTTACTTTAGAGAACCGCTTTTCTAACTTGTCTTTTGGCTTTTCTGCCTCATCAGCTTCTTCCTCTGCTATCGGCTCACTCAGTTGTTCTTCTTCGGCTACTGGCTCTGAAGGTATTTCTTCAGCCACAGGCTCCTCTTGAACTTCCGCTAAACCTAATCTTTCTGCATAAAAGTCTGCCGCATTACTACTTGTTACTACATTTGATGCTTCTCTTGCTTCTGTATCGGCCATGATTTCTCAAGCTCCTGATGTATAAACTACTATTTAAACTACTAAAAAATAAATGTCAATTTATTCTTTATCCGATTTTAATGCTTCTTTTGCTTCTTCGAGCATAGATTCATGCTCTTTAATTTCTTTGGCATCCATGCTGGCATACATATTCTTTTTGCCTTCAGGCTCATACTTCTTTCCAGCCCTGCGAGCAATTTCTCGCATTTTCCATTCCAATACATTTGAACCAGTTACTGTTGGCATATTATTCTCCGATTAAATAGCTCTTTCAATTGCTTCTGCATCTGCTGATCTTTCTGAACGTTCATCAATCTTTGACAATAAAAGGGCTAATTGGGCTTTCATGCGCTCAATTTCAATCCTTGTTTCATTATCAATAATTGTGTCATTTGCTTTAGCATCAACCATAAGCCTTGTATCAACAGTTTTAGATTCAATTTCCATCTGTTTACGAGCAGTAGCGGCTTCTTCTTGTTGCTGTTTAACAGTAGCCCCATATTTCATATCCATCTGCATAGCTTGAATCTGTTGCTGTAATTGCTGAATAACTTGCTGGCTTTGAGCCAACTGCATCTGAACTTGTGGTGGAACATCAGATTTATCATCAATTTGAGCCAATGGATTAGCCGCCGCCAATCGATCAGCAATGATGTCTGCACCTGGAAAATCCATATTTCGGAATACCAAGTCACCAGCTTGTTGCATAAGTTGTGGATCAACTTGAAGCATCTGAACCATTGAATCTACGGCTTCTTGGCGTTTGGAATTGTAGCCAGGGCCTGTTTCCATAACGACATCATAATCACCGACAGTTACATCATTAAGAATGGTTTCAATTCCCATTTCATCAGATGTAATTTGATTTACTGTAACAATCTCACCTTTGCCATCATCACCAATAATGCGTAAAACTCTTTCAGCATCATAAACATGGGGAATTAAGTCAAGAATAATGCGACCAGTTTGCTTAATAGAACGAGTTAAATTATCGTAATAGTGGAAGTTGGTCATGTCGGTCTGCTGTTGCTGACCTTGAATTGCTTTCCCTGATACATTTCCTTGCGGCAACATTCTAGGGTCATAAATACCAACTACTGCCATCAAATCTGCATTTAAACCTTCTAATGCTGTAGTCATGCCTGTTGGAGGAGGCTCAGGCTGTAATCTTGTAGGAACTCCTGCTGGTCTGCCTTCGCTATCGGTTTGCTTATAACGCAATACAGGCATAGATTTGATGTTGGCTTGTGTCCATTCATCTTCATGGCCTTCATCTTGTCCTTCAGCTAGTAACCACTTCGCTTTTGGAGCAAGAGCTACGGACTCGGTAAGCGCAGTTGACCAAAAGTTATACATACGCTGTGGGTCTTTTGCCATGCGAGTAAGACCAAACTTTTTCTTTTTGCTATCCACAATCAACTGCTGACCATAGACAGGCACAACTGGAATGTATTTACCAGCCCAATCACGCTTTTCAAGGATTTGCATACCAGTTAGTTTTACCCACTTTATTTGCTTTTTAACTGTAACCCTGCGGCTTACTTCATAAATACCAGCGGCAAGCATTACATCTTGGCTAGGCATTTCATCTTCATAAACTGTAGTGCCATCACTTAAAAGCACCAATTTTGTATGTTTGTATTCGGTATAGAAGTATTCAGCAATACGAATATCTTCTTTGGTAATCCACTCTGATTGACTATCGCCTGTTCCTCTAGGTGTAAACCCTGCATCTGTTTCAGCATCAGGGTACATTTTGCGGAAAACTTCTTTGCTTACAACTTCAGTAATTAAGCATTTCTCTGCATCTGAGCCATCAGGTTCATTACTATTAGGATCAAAATAGACCATAAAAGGATTTTCAATCCTCTTGATATAAATTTCTTGGTCGAAACTGTCAGGTCGAACATAGTCAGTAGTAATACGCCAGTAGCCCCAACCCATGCGAACAGCAAAATCAAAAGCATTGTCATAAGCGGCATCAGCATCTGATTGCTCCTCTACATGGCGGCAAATACCAGTAATGATTTGCGCCATCTTTTCATCTGATTGGGTATTCATGCCATGACACTTGATTCTTGGTCTTTGCTGGCGTTGGCTATTAGCAATTTGACGGCAATAAGCATCAATCTTGTTAATAGTTAAATAAGGTCTAGATTCCAATAAACGGCTATTCTGTATCTCTACAGGCCATTGATCGCCACCAGCAAACTTTAAATCATCAAGAGCTTCTACACGATTGTTTGAATCGTTGTCGGAACAAAAGCGCAAAAAGTCTTTAGCCGCATCAATAATGGCTTCTTCGTCATTGTCTGCGTAGTCTGAATCGTAGATACCCATAGGTAGTCCTTATATCATATTTTCAGTAGTTTAAGACATCCAGCTACTTGTTTGGTAATTTATTTGTCGTTTCTTAACTTGCTTTGGCTCATTAATCATCAATCCAATGTACCTGAACGCATCCGCACCATGACTGTAATTGTCGTGCAAAGGCTTTTGACTGAAATTGCCTGTTTCAGGGTTTACATCATATCGATAATGTCGTAAACATTGTAGCCCCTCGTAACAATTTTCTCTATCAAAATAGCATTTGCTAAATATTGTCCTGGCGGCATTTATAGAATCCGCAATAGGAGTTCTATCAATAATTCGTACATTGTATCCAGCGTTTCTGACAATTTCCTCAATGCTTCTGCCATTGGCGGCTAAAGTTTTGTTTTGAGCATCATGCGGCAAATATAAGGTGTCATAAACATAACCAAAGGTTTGCATCTTGGCTAGGATTTGGCTAATCGTAGTCTGAGTTGTTTCGTAGTATCGAATCAGCCTAGTTTCCATGCCAATAAATTGAACAAACCACACCGCAGTTGCATCGGCCCACCCAATATCGAAAATTGCAAGCACAGGCTTAACTGGATCATAAGGAACTCTTGTAATCCTGCCTTCAAACTCAGCCTGTTGTATTTCTTTGGCAAATATAGCCCCATCAACTGTTTGGCGGCACATTCCTTCCCAAACTGTGTTGTAAGCCTCTCTGTCTCTAGCAAAAAGGTTATCTTTTTCAAGACGTAGCGTTTCAGGAAACCAAGGATTATCTGACCAATTAATCTTTTGAACAATGGCGTTTTCAGGTGGATTGGCTACAAAACGCTGGTAAGTTTCATCCGTTTCCAACTCAGGGTTAAACGATACCCATATTTCAGAGCCTTCTTTACGAATAGTAGGTATTAGCGTTGACCAAGACAATTTACTGGTCGTATTGGCTTCCTCTACCCAAGCTATGTCCACGCCCTCATACGACTTAACATTGGCAATGTTGTTTTTTAACCCAACAAAGTTAAATTCTGATCCATTTCTGCCTCGAATGGTGTTTTGTGTGATTTCAAACAGGCCCTGCATACCCATAGCAAATATTTGGTCACTTAACAGCTTGTGAACAGAATCTTTTATGGATGTCTGAAATTCCCTTGCACAAAGGATACGCAAAGGCTGACGAGCCGCTTTAATAAGCAAAGCCCTAGCAATGCCCCAAGACTTAGCCCCACCACGCCCACCATACAAAACACGATAACGGCTGTAGTCAGGTTCGAATAAGCACGATAATTTCTCAGGAAAGTCAGCGATGCCATTGGTATTGGCTATTTCATCTGTCATCAGGCTTTACAAAATTAACAGTAATTCCAGTAAGTTCAACGCCATCTGCGCCAGTAAGTTCTTGCTTAACAGTTTCAGACCAGCGCATTTGGGCTTTAGTCCACCAAATCATTGCCGTAGTATCACCGCCTAACGCTTTGTTATACAGCGACCTGGCTATGCTGGCAGAAGCTTTGGCTTTACCTATATCCAGTTCAGTCCTGTAATGCTTTCTAAGCGTTTTGTCATCAATTCCAACCAGGGCCGCTATTTGCTCATGCGGCAATCCAAGCCCTGCGGATGTTTCCACTTGCTTTCTAGTATTTTCAGTTGGTTCGTGAAGTGAGGGCATTTTCTTTTATATAGGGGAAATGTGATTACACACTAACAGAATTATCTAATGAATTCAATAACTTAGCTTTTCCGCCAGTAAATTCTTCCCAGCGTTTAACTATGACATCGCAATACTTAGGGTCTAACTCCATAAGACGAGCCTTTCTGCCTAGTTTTTCGCAGGCAATCATAGTAGAGCCTGACCCACCAAATAAGTCTAATACAACATCCATGCCTTTGGTGTTATTAAGGATTTGATATTCCATTAACTCTACAGGCTTCATGGTTGGATGAATATCATTTCTTTTTGGTCTTTTGCACTCAATTATGGTTACTTGTTTTCGGTCTGAGGCCCATAAATGAGCCGCACCATCTTTCCACCCATAAAGACATGGTTCATGTTTCCAATGGTAATCTTGGCGGCCCATGACCATAGAATCTTTATTCCATATTAGGCACTGTCTAACTTTCCATTTTGCGTCATGACACGCACCCCTGAAGTTGTATCCTTCGGAATCGGCATGCCATATATAAAAAACAGCACCTGGCTTCATAACCGCATCAGCCGCCACAAAAGCATCTCTTAAAAACTGCCTAAATTGCTCATCACCCATTTCATCGTTCTGAATGGTTAAAGCATCTTTTGTTTTACCTTCGTATGCCACATTGTAAGGAGGGTCTGTTACCAATATATCCACAAGCCCCTCTGTAAGGGCTTCTACGGCCTCTATATTGCAACTATCGCCACACATTAGCCTGTGATTGCCTAATTCGTATATATCGCCTGGTTTTGTCTTTGGTTCATCAGGAACCTCAGGAATCGCGTCTTCATCTGTTAAACCTTCGGATATTTCAGGCTCTAACAGCGCATTTAACTCTTTTAAATCAAAGCCCAGCAATTCAAGGTCAAAACCATCTGCTTTTAAGTCTGTAAGCTCTAATGTTAATAAGCTGGTGTCCCAGCCTGAATTTAACGCTAATTGGTTATCGGCGATGATATAAGCCTTTTTTTGAGTTTCGGTCATATCTTTTAATTCAATAACTGGCACTTTTTCATGGCCCAGTTTTCTAGCCGCCATAAGCCTTCCATGACCAGCAATAATGCCGTTTTCCCCATCTATTAAGATTGGGTTAGTCCAACCAAACTCTTTAATGCTTGCCGCTATTTGGGCTACTTGTGCATCAGAGTGAATTCTGCTGTTTTTAGCGTAAGGAATAAGCTCTTTAACGCTTTTTTGCTCAATTTTCATTCATTAGCCATTGAATCGCTATTAGCCTCTGCTTCATTTACATCATCTACAAAAGTAGGGCTGTTTACAAGGTTTGTATATTGGTCTTGTAGCTCTTGTGGAACTCCTGGCTGATACACAATGGCACTTACATCTGCCTGTAATTGTTGTTCATCCTGTGGAGTTGGATAAGGAACATAGATATTTGGGCTAGTCATTATTCAGCCACCACTTCTACAACTTCAGCTTCTTGGGCTCTTTTAGCTTCTTCTGCCGCTAATTGAGGCTGTGCTTGCACATGGATTTTATTAATCAATGGAGCGCATTTTTGAAATGGCTCTTTTCCTACTTGCTCTAGGATGTAATTGATTTCTTCTAATGTTAGGTCTAAGGTCATTTTGGTTCCTTTGTTTAAGTTGGCTGACTCGGCTGGGCTCGAACCAGCGACCACCTGATTAACAGTCAGATGCTCTACCAACTGAGCTACAAGTCAATAATTACTTCTTTTTGGTCTTTTTAGCCGCTTCACGCTTTACTGCATACGCAATAGCGACTGCCTGTTTTACTGGTTTACCGCCCTCTTTGATCTCTTTAGCCACATTAGACTTAAATGCCGCTTTAGATACGCTTTTTTTCAATGGCATGATTATTTCTTCTTTGCAGTTTTGGCGGATTCTTTAAATGCTTTGGCTGTTGGTGCGCCTTTAGTGCCAGGCTTACGCATGGTTTCTACTGGCTTACCTTCAGCTTTTTGCTTTTCAATCCGAGCCTGTTTTTTGTGGATATTGGCGTACAAACCAGGTTTAGTAGCCATTATTTTTTCTTCTTGCTCATATCGTAAGCCAAAGCTTTAGCTACCTTTTTGCCTTCTTTTTCAGCATGGGCATCTTTTTTAGCGGTAGAGCCAGCAAATGACTTTTTGCCAGTTTTGTAGTCATATTCCATCTCTTTAGTAACTTTTCTTGCTACTGATTTCTTTGCTACAGCCATTTGCTTCTCCTTTGTAGGTTTAGGTGCTTGTTTGTCTAATGCTTTTGCTACATCTGTTGCTTTAAAGTCTTTAGGCCAAACTGCATTATTGGCTCTTGTAGTGGTTCTAGTAGTCGTTCTTTTTATAGCTGGCTTGGCTTTTTTCATAGCCGCTTGATAGATTCGATTAGTTTCTTTGGCTCTTTGCTCCATATCCTTTAGTTCTTTAGGATAGATAAACCAACTTTTAATGATTTCTGCCCATTTTTTAAGCACTTTGAGCCTCCTCAAAGCAAATATCCTGCCAACTCATGACTAGGTATTTGGTTCCATCTTCGTAATATGGGAAGTATTTAAGATATTCTTCGCCTCTGTCATCATTCATAGTGCCAAATCGAACTCTAGCTCCTACTTCAACAGGCATATCTTCTCTGCGACCATTGGGTAATTTCTTGCCAGGGCCTACAGCCACGACAGTTCCCATGTTTTCTACTTCTTTGTTATCAACATAAATGATGCTAGATAGTTCTCTAACATCAGGTTTGACCACAATTTTGTCTAGTAATGGCTTGAGTTTCATGCTTTTTTTGGCCTTCCTCTACCTTTTTTTGGTTCGGAAATAACAACTGGTTCAGTTATTGATTGAACCAAAGCTTCTAGCGACAGGCTTTCTTCTGAAAGCACAAATTCGCCGCACCAACCACCGCTTGATGTGTTTATTGAAGTTGGGTATCTTTGACAAACACCCATTCCTCTGTCACCTTCAGAAAAAAATCGACAAGAATTACATAATTCTTTATCGTTTTCTATAGCCATTTAGTTCTCCGATTACTATTTGGTTAGAAAGCTTTAGAGTTCCGTGGCTCTAAAGCTTTCGTTTTATTTACTTCTGACCAGCATCTTCTTTAGCGTAAGCAGTACGCTTGTGCTCGTAGCAAACACCAGCAGTACGACCTGTATTGAATAGTTTGTCAGAGCCAGTAGCATCTTCCATACCCATTGCAACACCGCCTTTGATCTTTTCCATGCGCTCACCTGATTTATCAGAAGATGTAGCGGCTGGAATCTTTGCGCCTTTAGTTCCGTATGTCATTTTTAATCCTTTTAGCTAAAAAGTCTGCAATATCGCAGTTTCTCAATTTTATGTTGATTCTAGTCCATGTCAAGCATTTTGATAAGTCTAATTGCGGCATCTACTGAATCTATCCTACATACTGCTCCGCCACGCCAATTTTGCATAAACTTGATTTGTGGCTCTGTATAGGGTTTGCTTTCATTTGCCTTGATTTCACAAAGGATGCTGTGCTTTCCCTTGTAGCCAACCAAAATATCAGGGCAACCTTCGCCAACTCTAGAAAGGTTTAAAACAGAAGCTCCAAGGGCAATAAATGTATGAACTATCTGCTTTTGGTTAGCATCAACTCTTTTCTTGTAATAAGTCATTTAATTTTTCTAACAAATCTTCCTCAGAGTAACTCCAATATTTTGCAAATCCACGATGGCCAAGCGAGTGAACTGAGGTATTTCCAAGACGATGGTGGATAGCGCACAAGGGTATGACTTCTGATGATCCTCTCGTTTGCCCAAACCTTCTAATGTGGTGCATTTCAACTGGTGAATCGTCAAGGTTTCTGACATCTATTTGCCTACACAATATGCAACCGACCCTAGAAAGTCGTAAATATACATTTTTATCCGTTTTTTCCATTATTCGCCGTCATAGCACTCACAAGGTATTTCGCTAGTAAACATCTTCATTTGAGCATCATCTTGAGCAACTAATTCTTTCCATGACCAATTTCTACCCAATCCTTTAATTGCCGTAAAGCTTTCTTTGGCATTTTCTTCCATTGCCAAAGCTCTAGCAACCAATTCAGGATGAGTTTGTTTTAATAAAAGGATTTCTCTTGGTTTGGAACTAGGACAAAAAAAGCAAGCTGATTTGCCAGGCAAGGGCAATCCAGCGTTTTTAATGGATTCAATACATTCATCTCTGCCCATATTCCATTCTACTAACGGGTATTGCATATTGAATTTTTTAGTTATTTTTTCATCTAAAACACGATTAGCACGATGCGGTTCATCAGCATCATATCCAATATATTTGTTTACTTTTTCACCTTGAGCCCATATTTCTTGGACCATAGGATGATTTTTAATATATTTATCTTGAGGCTCACCTTTAAATTGTTGTGAGCATTTTTTAAACCCAAAGGCAATAGATGGCAATGTTTTATGCCCAAGGCAAAATTGCTCAAGACCCATTTGTTTGCTTGGTGTTTCGGCTTTTACATAAACAATTGCTGGAAACCCTTTAGAAACTAACCAATCACTAAACATACGCATATATTCGTAAGTTTCAGGTCTTTCTCCTCCAGTATCGGCAAAAGTAATTAAATCGCAAGAAATACCACGATTAAGCATTTCTATTAATAAAGCTGTGCTATTTGTTCCAGCACCATAAGAAACAATATTCATTTATTTTTTACCTTAGTCATCTAACCAATGTTTTTCTTCTTTTGGTGCAAAGTTGCCTATTTGAGTAAATAAAGATGTTTCCAGTAATACCATAGGCTCAAAGTCTTGCCAATCATTTCGATCTTTTCTGCCGTTTACTGTAAATTCTAAATTATCAAAGTTATCAAACTTCCGATAAAAAATACCGCTTTTAGTATTTAACACTAAAAAAAATGGCAATTTTGTAAATTCAACCAAAGTTTTAGCCGCCATAAATTTACCCAAACTTATGAAATATCCACCACTCATGCTGTCAAATTCGTGCATTTCATAGTTTAAGCATTTAATTTCACAAAAACCCATCAGCCTTTTATTGCGGCGCAATGCAAAGTCTAAACCATATTTGATGGGCATTTTTACCGATTCGCATTTCCATTTTTCTTCTAAAAAAAGAGCAACATTACGCTCTTTTTCTAAATTTTCAGGGCTTTCATAAAGTTTTCGGTTCATGGGCTATATCTTCTAATTTAAGGGCAACTTCTACTAAATCATTGGCAATTTCTGATGCTTTTTGACGATCTTGGGCAAGCATAGCTTTGTAATAATCTTCTAAAAACCTTTTAGCAGATAAAAATGGTAAAGAAAAATCATTCATTTGGTAGTTCCTCCATAAACTTTTGATTCTAAATAAGCTAATTGCGTTTTTAATGCTTCTATTTGATTTGATTGATGGCGTAGCATGGCGGCGGCTTGTTTCATGCGTTTCATCATTGTTATTCTTGGCTCGGCGATACCACAAGCGTATTCCAATTCATCAGCTAGTTGAATTTTGTTCATTACATATTCCCCTGGCGGCGATTGCTAGACAAAGTTCTCCAAATATCAATAATTCGCATTTCATGGTTTCTTTCGTTATCAATCTTTTTAAATTGCTTTAAAGCTTCAGTCCAAGCTTGTACCGCTTCAGCGTATTTAACGCTTGATAGAGCCTTTGCTTCTCTTTCGGCTACTGTGCCTTCAGCTAATAGAAAAGAATGGCTCTTGGCTTGTTTTAAGCCTTCCTCAAGGTATTTAACTTGACCAGCCCATGCCGCATGGCTTTCATCCGTAGAAGATAGCTTTATAAGGGCTTCTTCTACCCTGTTTTCTGTAAGTTGCTCTAAATTCATTTCCACTCTCCGTATTGGTCAGCCCTGTTACCTCTAAGCCATTGTTCTTCAAAATCTCTCATTAATTGCCAATCAAAACCGCTTTTTCTTACATAGTCCCTAAAAGCTTTAAGACCCATCTGCTTTCTAAGCCTAATGAGCTCTCTAACAGCGCACCTATATCTATGCTTTTCTACATTCAAAAAGGTGCTACCTCAAACTTGAAAATAGGTTTGTTTATTTTTTTAGCAACAATTTTCCAATCAGGTCGCAAAGAAACAAGATATTGGGCTTCAGTTTTACTTTTAACCTGGCGAATCATTCCCAGTTCGTCATAAATGTAATAAATCATGCCACCTTCCTTTTTTCCCTTTGGGCTACGATAAAGTTCCGCATTTCAAAATATGAGCCAAACCTTGATTTTGCTGGATCACCGCACTCAGCCCTGTATGCCGCTTCTATCTGCTGGTCAGTACCCAAAGGCAATTCTTTAGATGTTTCATGTGAAACAATTACTTCATCAAGCCAATGCTGACCTTTTAGCCAGCGTTCAGGGTCTTTCCTAAATTTGTTATCAGGTTTAGCTTTTGCATCTGCTGATGCTTTTAAAACAATCAATCTCACCAATTCTTCATCAGGTTTGATTTTTAGCCATACTTTTATTGAATTTGGTTTTCCTACTTTTTTGTTGTATGAATTCCAAAATAAATCAAAGCCGTCAGGCGTTATATGTTTTTTAATGGTTCTTGGTTCTTGGTTCTTGGTTTGCATTGGGGAGTGATTAGGTAGGGCTATAGGGGGGCTATCGCTACCCTTATGCCAACGCAATGCCGCACCCTTCCTGCCCCCATCCTTCATGGCTTGGTACTTAGCAATTTCAGCATCTGCTCTTTTGTTATGCCAAGCGTTATCTTCATAAACAAAGAATTCATGCAATAAATTACCTACTATTTCAAAACTAGAACGCACCTTTCGAGCCAATTTAGCTGTGTCGGTAAATGGTTCTTCAGTTTGGTAATAAAGGTCAATCATGCGCCGATAAGCCAAATCTTCCTCATCGGTAAGATGGCTGGTATGGCTTAAATAATCGCCTATATGAAACGGATAAAAGTTCATTTCAGCCCTTTTTAAAAAGGTCAGGTCTTAACTGTTCTCTTGTCAACTTGTAGTCCGAAAGCTGTTCAATTTGCTTTAAATACTTGAATGGAATGTTAGTTTGTCCCCACAAATATATCGTGTTGGGCTTGATTCCAAGCTTTTCTGCCAAATTAACCAGGCTTCCAAACTCTATTTTTAATAAATCCATTGGGTTCATATATTTCCTTAAGAGTTGAGCCATTCATCGTAACTTTTGGGAGGACTATCGTCAGTAAAAGCTAAATAACATTGGTATCTGTCCCACAATTTGCCCTGATATTGCATAAAACCTCCTTTGTTGACGCTATCATATAGCAAATCTTTATAAAAGTGTTGGTATTAGGGAATATACCTATAAATAAAGTGGGAAAAACCTGTTGCAAACATTAAAAATGGTATATACTGGATTTACCTTAACAAAGTGATGAAGGGAAATAAAGATGAAATCAAAAGGTCAAGGAAAAAAAGAGTGTGTAGTAATGCAGTTTGATGACTACAAGAATGAATGGAAAGTATGGAGCGTTCCAGTAACAATTAAACAAGCGCATTTCATACTTGCTCGTAAAAACCCAAAATATTATCGTGTTGAATATATTTAATTGATGAAGGAGAAAGTGATGAAAACAACATTAACCGATTGGATTGGCGTTGTAATTCTTGGTGTAGTTTTAGCCGCTATTTTTGTAGGAGGGCTATAACATGGGTATGAGCCGCCACGATGCTTACTATGAGCCTGAAGATGATGATTCAGATTTGCTGGCTAACCGCATAGCAGAGCTTATGAAAGCCGACTATGACCCTACAGATTACGCTCACTTTGCTGAAGCTATATCTGAGGCTAAAAAAGAAGATTGTGAAGCTGTTGAAGCAATCTTACAAAACCCAACTATTGACTATGAAGCTCTAGGCCGTAAGCTATTTTGCATGGCTTATGACTACCTAGAAGGCTATGCAACTCGCCATGCTGAAGAAGATTTAAGTGCTGGTAATTTATACGACTAAGGATAGTGATGATGAAAACATTTAACGAATTACGATTAATCAATGTCAACGAACATACCGAAAAGAAAGGCAAATTTACCTATCTTTCTTGGACTTGGGCAGTTGACCAGCTACTTCAAAACGATCCTACAGCTACCTGGACATTTGGGGAACCAGTTTACTTTGCCGAATCTTTAATGGTCTTTTGTTCTGTAACAGCTATGGGTAAGACTATGACTTGTCAGATGCCTGTTATAGATTCTCGGAACAAAGCTATACCTAATCCAAATGCAATGGATGTCAATACAGCAATGATGCGCTGTCTTACAAAGTGTATCAGCCTGTTTGGTATTGGGCTATACATTTACGCTGGTGAAGATTTGCCTAATGAGGAGCCAGTTGACCTTACAGAGCAAGCAAATATTTGGTGTTTGGCTATTGATAAAGCCCAAAGCATTGATGATCTTAAAACCATCTATGGCAATGCTTATCACCAGCTATCCAAAGACAAATCAGCCGTTGAGATTATTTCCAAAGCCAAAGATGCCAAAAAGGAGCAGTTAGCATGACCACTTTTACTACAGAAGATAGGCTTGCCGCCCACAAACACCTTGAACAAGGTACTGAGGAATGGTTAAAAGTGCGTTTAGGCAAAGTTACAGCCAGCGGTGTAGCTGATGTATTGGCCAAGACTAAAACAGGCGTATCAGCCTCTAGAGCCAATTACTTAATCAAACTGGCAATCCAAAGGGTTACTGGTCAAATTGAAGAAGGTTTTACAAATGATGCAATGCAATGGGGGAAAGACCATGAAGCTCAAGCTAGAGTTGCCTATGAAGTTACTTCAGGTAATTTTGTCGAACAAGTTGGCTTTGTTGAGCATCCTAGCATCAAGTGGTTTGGCTGTTCTCCTGACGGCCTTGTTGATGGTAATGCTGGCTTGGTAGAGATTAAATGCCCCAACTCAGCAACTCATTGGTCTTACATCAAGGCTGATGGGCCTCCTACAAAATATTACATTCAAATGCAAGCGCAGATGGCTTGTACCGACAGGGAATGGTGCGACTTTGTATCCTATGACCCAAGGATGCCTGAACGCAGTCAGTTATTTATTAAAAGGGTTATGAGAGAGCCTGACTACATAGCCGAAATGGAGCAACAAATTAAGCAGTTTCTTGATGAAGTGGAAGTAGAAGTTAATTTAATGAAAGGTATGTGATGGCTATTAAATATTATGTAAAAGCGGCAATTTCGGAATACACCGATCAGGCTGGCGTAAACAAAAAGCGTTACCAAACGATTGGCATTGTTACGGAAACCAAAAAAGGTGACTTAATGATGAAGTTAGAAATGATACCTTTGCTGGGCTTAAAAGAAGGAACCATTTGGGCTTACCTTAATGTTCCTGAAGATAAAGTACCAGGTTCCCCAGCCAAAGAATTGGCTAATTTAGATGAAGATGTACCTTTTTAAGGAAAATTATATGAAAAAGATTGCTTTAGCCATTTGGCTGTCCATGATTGCTACCTTGGCCTATGCCAACTGCACAACTCAAACTGTTACTTATAACGGAAAGTTTACGACTTGTACCACTTGTTGCTATAACGGCAACTGCAATACAACTTGTTTTTAATCATGACAAGAGAACAATACGCCTTCCAGCTTTTGCGACTAATGATTTCTCATGATTGGAAGTTTGATGTAACAGAGAAAGATTGGGACACACAAGCTGTAGAAAGGGCTTTTAAGATTGCTGATGCTTTTATAAAAGAAAGTGAGATTACAAATGTCTAGAAATTTAAACGACCATATTTGGACTGCGGCTGGTACTGATATTGAAGAACGATGGGCCAAGCATTACGGATGGGTAAGACCTAGTGAACAAGCTGTGTATCAAGAAAAGTTTCGTTATTTTCAAGAATTGCCTTTGCGTTCTTTAGATGACAAAGCTAGGATAGAATATTTAAATGTTCTTAAACGCAATAAGGTAGTGAGGATTAAATGAGTGAAGAATTTTGGGTAGGAGTATTTATAATTGCCAGCTTAATTATTGGCGGTTTAATTTATAGAAAGGTAAGCAAAGAATGACTGAAGAACAGATTCCATTTGGCGGCAACATGAAAGTTCCTTCAGATGCCTGTGAAGAAGCATTTTTTGCTTTGTATCCTGACTTCTTTTATGAAAACTCTACGGCATTAAATCTTTGGATTCAATCCTGGCAAGCCGCCCTGGATTGGGTTAAAGAAGATGCGCCTAGAATCCAGCTTATATAACGGCAGTTAAGCCAACAAACAAGGATGTCATGTGTATAGTTTTTTGGCTTTCCTATACACATATACATTGATTTGTATATAAAACGACCAAATTGTTGCCGTTATTTCTTCATAGGATGAGCCTTGTTCATAGGCTCTTTCTCATGTTTTCTTAGCTCTCTTTTGAGCTCATAAACGCCATTACGCAAAGTAATCATTTCTTTATCTTCACGCTTTTGCTCTGCTTTTGTTTCTTTGTAAAATTTATCAGCCATTTTATGCTCCCAATATATCCATAGCTTTATGGATTCGGTTAATTCGATCATCTAAACCTAATGTACCACCATTGATGCGCCTAGTAATGGTAGTCCAATCTTCATTATCAGCCAAGGCATTTAAGCCTTTTTTGTTCCAAAACCAGCCAGCCGACATACAAGCCCATTCAGGGTCTAAAAGAAGGCTTGGTTCGCTTGTAAATGGTTGCCCTAAAGCATCGCCACATACTGTGTAGTTTGAACGCCCTGTAAGCTGTATAACTCCTCTACCATGAAAACGCCAGCCATCACCTTCTTCTGTATTTCCAAGGTCTGCTCTGCCGCCATAAACCTTGTTTGCAATAGCTTCAGGATTGTTTGCGTACTTTTCCGCAGTTACGGCATCAGGGAACCTAGAAGGCCAAGTAGCCATCAATCCTTTAGTGCTGTAATGTAAGTTTTCTTCAAGGGTTTTGAAGTTATTAGATTCATGACCGCATTGACCAATAAAAGCCGCCTGTCTTGTAGGTGTATTTATTTGGTACTTTTCAAAAGTATCATTTAATGGTTTTAGCCATTTGGCATCTATGCCAAGAGCTTGCAACTGTTCATTCGTCATTTTGTGCGCCAACTTTAAGACCGCCTAAAAAGCCCACTAACGCTCCTAAAATCATTTGAAACGCAGGAACCAATACTTCAAAAATTTTATTGTTATCTACTTTTGGGTCAAAAAGCCCATAAAGCATTACAAAAACCATACTTAAAGCTATAAAAGCTATTGTGTAAATTGCTACTCTAGTTACTTCTCTTATTAATTCGTCATTCATTTCACGCTACTTCCTGGGCATCCTAAAACCCAATGGTAATCATCTGATTGCATCGTATTGTTTATAGCAAGCATCTAAGCCTATCCTTATTTCGTCTGCCCTGGAAGCTTCCCTAACAAGAAATTCTGCATCCTCGGCAGAAAGGGTTGCCCCAGTTCCACACGCTCCATTTGCGGCGTTGTCGGCACGACTGCTACGCTTCCGCAACTCGCTAATAGCATCGACAAGCTGAGTATTAATAGCTTTGATTTGAGCATCTTTGTTCTTCCTTATTTCGTCAGTTTTAGCTTGGCTTTCTTCTTGCTTCTTTTGGACAGCTTCTTTTTGGCTGACTATGTAGGAATCATATTTATACGATTCATATTTGCCGTAGGCAATTCCCCCAAGGGCTAATACAGCCATGCCTACATTTATCCACATTCCGATTGATAAAGGAAACATTACACAAACCTAATAGTGAAAGCAAAAGTAGCTGGAAAGTTGGTAATCAATGCCTTATTTGCAGGGTCATTGATAAAAGCTGGGTCAACTAAAGCTCGAATATTATGCCCAAAATTTAAGCAAATCATTTTTCCAAAAAGCTTGTGATAGCTGTTGTATTGCCATAATCCTTGACCTTGGACACGAATAGTTCCTTCGGTTTTGTCATTACAGGCAATGTTGCCTTCATAGGTCATGCCGCTAGAACCATTAATGTATTTGACTGAAAAGCCGTAAAACGGATTACGCCATAACCATTGAACCTTAGACCACCAGCAAGGATTATGCTGTGCTCTAAATGTTTGATCTCCGTCTAGGCTGTTATCAGGCGTTTGCCACCAAGTCAACAATGACCATAGCCTAGGGCCTGATTCCCAAACAGTAGCGTTATTGCACCATCCAATTTGAGTGCTGTAGCAGATGCCAATAATGAAAGCTAAAGGGAATGTTAGAACTACACCTATTAAATTAATAACAACTTGAATTGCGTAAATAATGTAGTTCATTTTTCATCCAAAGGTAAAGTTGTATAAAACCTAAGTACCGCACAAATAATGCCGATTCCAATAAATATAGAGCCGTAGTATTTAGGGTCAATTACATCTTGTAGATAAGAAAAGTTATCGTAAACAACGCCTAAAATAACCATTGCAAGCGAAAACCACATGGTTTTAGAGTGCATAGCCCCTTTAACTGTTGGTTTCATTTTTTAACAAAAAAAATATCAGTTAAAAAGCTAATAATTGCACCCACTACAGATGCAACGCCCATTAAAGCCCATAAGGAACCTTTTGAACGTTCAGCCATAGCTAAAAGCTTTTCTATATTTGCTTCCATTTTGTCTTGTTTTCGAGCAAGTTCATCAAACTTTTTTTCGTAATCTTCTACCTTCTGCCAAAGAACGCCATATTTGACAGGGTCAATTTCAAAAGCCATGAAAGCCTCCATTAGGTTTTCATTATGTAAGCTAAAGCGTAATAAAATGGAGCATTGGTTCCTGTGCTTGTCATAACTCCTGAAGAAGCAAAACCACCTTTGGCATTTACAGCATAAGAATTTCCAGCGCCTACAACAAAACTATCCAAAAGATTAGGCGTTCCATTGTTGCCATTACATAAAGCATAACCAGTAGGAATGGCTGTAGCCGCACCTGACCACATAATGATGCCGCCAGTAGGCACATTAATTACAGTACCAGCACTAGGAATTCCTGAAATATTATCGTATGTATAAAGCACAACATTAGCAGAAGTAGCTAATACAAATTTATAAGTATTGGTACTAGTTAGCCAAATTGGTGTTGGAGAAATTCCATTAACGCCTAAAACAATAGGATTAGCACATGGAATAAGACCATCAACGCCTGTGTAAGTAGTTAATGGTGTAGTTGTGCCAGCTTGATAGGTATATAACAGGCCACCAGCCAAAGGCAAAGTATCCAAACCTACAAAAGGTGTCATTGAGTTGCCAATAGGCGATAGTAAAACTGTCATTTTATTTTTTTCCTATATCTTTAATTTTTACACCAGCGGCAGGCTTTAATGATTCTTTAGATTTTGCACCTTCTTTTACATCGCTAACTAAATTTCTAGTCATTGTTCCAATAGGAAATAATCCGCCACCTATTGCAAGATTTGCACCTTTTTCAGCAATGTTAGCGGCTTTTTCACCTAAAGCAGAAACAAAAGTATTTGATTCATTAACATAGCCGCCAGGAGGCCTTTCTTGTATGTTTCTAGCGGTATTCCCTAATGCTTTTAATTGCTGATTAACTTCAGGGCCAACAATATTCAAGATTTTAGGATCAACATTTTGCAATGCTTGATTGAACCCTTTTTGACTAAAAGTTCCTGAACCATCATTTAAAATTCCTGATTTTGATTTTAACCAATTTACAATGCCAGCCGCCATAACTTGTCTAGCTTGTGAATCAGCACCAAGATGATTAACCATTATGTCAATGTCTTTTTTCTTGCCACCAACTACAAATTTGTTAATAAAGTCATCAGCATAAACCTTGCCATTTACAGCCGCTTTATAAGCTTTATCATTAGTTAATAAATCAAATCTTTGTTTAGCCGCATTTCTAGCTTGGTCAGCTAAAATTTTTAGTTCTTTTGATTCTCCAACTAAAGGCAAATCTTCTAATGCTTCACGAACTTTTCCTAAAGCAAATTCAGCGTTGCCATCTCCAGCCCTATCTGCCTTACGCATTTCTGATGCCAAATTAGTTCTCATGGCTTCAAATTGCTCAAAAGTCATTGGCGTTCCATCTTTAAAAGAATCTAATTGGCTTTTAATTGAAGCTGGTAAAAATTCTGTTTTAAGATTTTTCTTTAAAGAAGCATAAGCATTATCTGCAAATTTGACAGCATCAATAGGTATTTCTCCGCCTGCGGCTTTTCTTAAAGCTGAATATTTGGCATCAATATTAGCTTTTCTAGCAATATCTAAATCAAGGTAAGCATCAATTAAAGATTGACCATTTTCTACAACATTGGTGCCATATACATCAGGCGAAGCATTTTTTTTAATTTCATCAAGGTTTTCTACTAATTGTGCATTTTGCTCGTTATATCTTTGAGCTAATTGTGGATTTTTTGCACGACTATTCATTTCATCCGAAAACAATTTTGGGTCTCTTGAAACTTGTCCTTTAGTAAGCTGTATTGGAATTGGCAAAGTATCTGCATCCATTACACGCTCTAATGCTGGAACACTTATTTCATTTGGTTTTAATTTATTTAATTCTTGTGCAACTTGTGGAGAAGCTCTAGTAATAGCTTCTTTTAACAATGTTTCATTGGCTGTTTGAGCCGCACCTACTCCTGCCATAGTAGGTTTAATTTCATCCATCTTAGGAAATGCTTGGTTTAATTTGTCAGAAAGAACAGCTTTAGCTTTTGTTCCGCTTTCAGCTACTTTTTCAACAACTTTTCCTGCTCCTGGAATTGCAACAAGTTGTTCAGGATCGTAAATAATGCCTTTTACAGTTTCCCCTGCAAATTTAGCAGGGTTATCGTAAATGCCTTTAGCAATATCTGAAATAGTATTAACTGGTTCTGTGACTAATTTAGTAACACCCTCAACAAATCCTTTGCCTTTTTTGATTAACTTTTCTTCAGCGGCTTTTTTATCAGCTTCTGTAAACCCTGGAATTCCTAAACTTGAAGCTGTATATTCAATAGCAGGAGCCAATAAACTTTTTTCTTTCCAATCTTCAGCAGAAATTTCTGACAAAGGCTTTGCAAAGTCTTTAATCATTCTTTTGCTTATATCGCCCATTTGTTTAATGGCTGGCTTTTCTGTAGCTTTTGGCTCATTTCCAACAGGGGCAGATTCCCATAAATCAGCAAAATTAGAACTGGTTGATTGTGTATTTTGTTGTTCTACATTTTTTGGCTTAAAGTCTTGCATAGCCTCTACATGAACTGGGTCTTTTTTCCCATAAGGTCTATGCAAACCATATTGATTTAAAAATGTATCAGGAATATCAGCAGGAATATCTGCGGCTTCACCTTTTTCATGCAAACTTGTTCCAGGTTTAGCAACTAAATTTGGATTGGAACCACGCATATTCCATAATTTAATTTGCTTTTCAGGCGTTCTATATCCACTATTTATTTCAATAGGTTTGCCAGTTTTTTCTTTCCAAGCATCATTTGCTTGCTGTAAACGAGTAGCAAAATCAGCTTTTAAGCCTGAATAAGGATCATTTCCTGATTCCCAAAGGTCTGCAAAATTAGCCATTATTGAATAAGCCCTAGTTCTCTTGCCCTTTTAATTTTCCTACTCATTTCAGCTTGTTGATCTTTAGACATAGAAGATTTAAGTCTAGCAACTTGCGCTGGAGTAGCCTCTTGAAAAATTCTAAAATCATTTAATTCGTTAAATGTGTTTAATGCTTGTGCATATTTTTGAGGATCGTTAGCATAAGGCGTTAAGAACCTAGCTTTAGCTTGTTTCATTCTTTCAACGCCAATTAATTGGTCTGCTACATCTTTAATAGCCTGTTCATTCATTTTCTTGTTAGGATTAGCCGCTTCAGCCAACAAACGAGCCGCATCAGTATTACCGCCTACCATAGATAACAATGCGCTATTTTTAGCCAATTCATCCGTAGCAGTTTTTTCTGCTGTATAAATATCAATTCCTATCGCATTTGCAACGCCAGTAGCTAACTCTTTACGAGCCCCTCCAACGCCTGTAAATGCTTCAGGAGCAAGTTTCTTAATGTTTTGAAACAAAGCAATTCTAGGAGTAGCTTCAGTTGCGTCTTTTTGTGCATTAGAAAAATCAGATGAATATGCTTCTGCCTGTCTATTGGTCATTCCAATATCTGCACTAGACGGATTTGGATTGTAAGCTTGACCTTTAATAGGTTCAATAGTTCCTGTAGATGGTGTGGCTCTAACAAATTGACTTGCCGCATTTGTAGTAAATGTTGGTTGATTTTGTTGAGCAATGTTACTTGGGCCAGCTAAAGTTTGTATTCCTTTATTTAAAGCTTTTGCATAAAGTTGTGGAGTTTTAACAGCCAAATCATCTAAATAATTCATATGCTGTGCAATATCTGTATTGCTCATTCCACTAGCTTTTAATTGCTGTCTAATTTCATAATTCATTTCCAAAACATCATCTTTAGCTTTTTTTACATCTTCAGGAGAAGCGTTAGGTGCTAATTGTGCGGCTTTAAGTGCTCTTTCATCAGATACGTAAGGGCCAGCTACTTTTAACATAGAATCACGCAATTCATTGTTGTAATTTTGCTTTGCTTTTGCCGCTTCTGTTTCAGCTTTTCCAACACCTATTTGCGCTGTAGCCGCATCTGCTTGTGCTTTTGATACATCCGAACTAAATGTTGCCTGTGCTTTTTTTAACTGCTGTTGAGTTAAATTAATATTGGCTAATTCACCCAATGTAGTTAAAGGATTAGAGCTTACAGCAGGAGTTTGCGGTGCGGCATAACTTGGTGGGCTAGGCATCGCTATTGTGGAAGGTGTAAATGTAAAAGCCATGATTGTTCCTATTAAGCTAAGTTAAATACACTTGCTACGCTATTTATTAAATTATTAGCCGCACCACTTTGTGCAACAGTATTTTGTGCCGCCGCATTACCAGCCGCCACATTAAATCCTGATCTTGCATTAGCTTCACCAGTATATAAGTTAGCATTATTAATAGCTTGATTAGTATTAAGACCAGCTTGATTAGTTGCCAAATTAGTGCTTAAACCAGCACTTGATGAACCATAACCAGTAGTTAAATTAGCCAAATTATTGCCTAAATTAGAATATAAATCTGCAACTTTTCCTGTTGCGGCAAGGCCCATATTGGCTACTGGTTGTATGTTGCCAAATATGTTATTTCTTTGGTTTTGATAGTTGTTAAATGCTTGTTGATACGCATTTCCAGCATAATCTTGTGTATATTTTTGTAAAGCTTGTTGTGCGTTAGCACCTACCAAACCACCAGTAGCATTATTTGCTTGATTCGCACCTCTTTGACCTTGACTCAATTGAAATTCATAATTAGGTGAAAGGCCGTTATAAAGGTCTTTAGTATCAAATTGGTGAGAAGCATAACCACTACTAATTAGTCTGCCAAGTTCATTTGCGGCAATGCCCCCAGCGTTTTGGTAAGGAGCAAACCCACCAATAGCCGCAGAATAATTGCTTGTTAATTGAGGGCTTGCGGTGTTATAAGCATTAGTTAAATAATTCTGACCAGTTGCATAACCAGTATTAATATTATTTAATGCTGTTCCATAACCTGTGTCAATAGCGTTTCTTGCATTTGTATAGCCTTGTGATGTAATACCATTGGCATTAGCATAACCATTTTGTTGTTGGTTATTAGCATTTTGCAGTCCTATAATTGATAGGGTATCGCCTAAAATTGACATATCAGATTCCTTTAATCTTTATACATTGTAATATGGCACTTTGTAATTTTTGCCATCAACATATACATTCATAAAACCAGCAGGATTAGCTGGTAAAGTGGCACTTCCAGCAGTTGCTGTTGTTGCAGAAGTTTGATTTAACAAGCCTAAAAAAAATTGCACCCATGCCCTAGAAGGTCTTTTAGAGTTTTCATCTAATAAATCAGTTTGTGGCAATGGATTTATTGTATTTCCAGCGTAAATTTGATTAGCCATTAATTATCTCCTGAACTTGCTTTAAGGTTTGCTGAAACAATTACTGCTTTAACAGGGTCACTAACTACAACTTCAAATATGCGATCTCTAGCCATACCCAATCTACGCCAAATAGCACGATGCTTATATTTGCCTGTTTGACCAATGTCTTGCCAATATTCTTTAGACCAAGTAGAGCCGCCATCATTAGACCAGCGTAACATAGCCTTCGGATTAGAAAATATATCTGTTGTGTAGATTTGTCCAGCATCAGCCAAAACATCAATTTGCTGATATTCAATAACCAAAGAGCCCAAAGCAGAAATGTAATAAGGACTGCCTAAATAGATGTTTCTATCTCTTGAAAAGCCTTTTGTGCCAACGCCAGGTTGAAATTGTAGTTGTAATTCATCAAAATACTGTCTTTGTAAATCGGTGACAAGGTGCGGTGCTCTACGCAATCTGCGTACTTGTTCGTAATTATCTGTGTAATTGCTTTGGTCTAATTGATAAAGGTTGCCATTTTCCCAATCTCCTACAACAACATAGTTTTGGAAAACTGCGGCACAATTACTGCGATGGCGATGGTATTTATTGGCTGAATCTGTCCATAACCATTTATGCCATAACTGGGTCGTAAAGTCGAAAGCCCAAGTAATATCAATAGAAGGAAAAGAAACTACATAAACTTCATGTCCTTCTAATTGATAAGTATAGGCAATAGCATCTTCTGTATATTGATCTAAAAGGCTGTTTTCTACAGCATGAGTAGAAATGCGCTGTGGAATGTAACCATTCATTAATACAACTTGGTTTTGACCACGAATGTTTTGAGAAACATAAGCAAAAGAATTACCAACTCTAGCTACCGAAAACGGCGCAATAATACCTTGTTGTGTAGATGAACCTGGAATACGCTGATAAGCAACTGGGAAGGTTCCTTGGTCATTCCAAACTTCTGATGATTTTTCACCCAAAAGGAATAATTGCCCATTATTGGCAATTAAAGATACCAAATTGTCAGGTGATGTAAATTTACTTGCATAGCTTAAACCCTGTGTAATTGGGCTTAAAAGGTCTGAAACTGCAAATTGTTGTGTATCAGGTCTTGTGTAAATAAAGTAATTATCATTAACATCAACTACGCCACCACCAGTAAAAGCACCATCAGTAGAAGGTAAAATACTAAATTGATGTGCATTTATGGTTGTTGAGCTTACAGTTTGAGCTACAGGATTTAAAATATAAGTTCCTACGCCACCTGAACCAGTTCCTAAAGCTGTAATAATTGTTCCTACCGCTATACCAGTTCCAATAATGGTGGTGCCAACTTGTATTGTTCCTTTAGATATTGCTGAAACAGTTAAAGTTGTAACTCCTGAAGCTGTAGCAATAGAGCCTGTAAAGACAGCGCAAGGAGGATCAGCATATAAAGGTGCAGGAGTGGTATTTTGAAAAATATTAACAGTCCATAAAAAACCTGAACCGCTAGTAATAATGGTTCCTTGAGCTATTCCAACGCCATATATAGCAGAGCCAACAGATATTGTGCCAGCTTGAATAGAACTAACATTTAATGTATTGCCTACAATATAACCAATAAAATTGGTGGTATCAGGAGCATCAATTAACCATGAATAACGATTTTCTCCATCAACAATGTAAACATAAATACCATTATCAACAATGCTTACTGGCCCATTGCCACTTTTTAATTGCCCAATAATTGATACTTCAAAGTTATAAGCAACAGAATAAACATAAGAACCGCAAACGGCTATAAGTTGTGATCCGCCTGAAGATATGGTTCTTAAACCTCTAACTTGCTGTAAATTAGGAAAAGTAGTTAGCTTTGTTAATCCTGGAGTAGGGTAAAGGGCAATAACACCTCTTTCTCCTTGTGCTTTTGCAGGATCAATTTCAGGCCGCCAATTAATACATTCTTGGTCATCCTGATAGATAGAAGGGGCTGTGTAGGATGCTCCTACAAATCCAAAATCAGCCATTATCCAGTAAATCCGCCGTTAAGAATCCATCCAGCATCTCTAGCTTTGCCTGAAAGCATTGCATCAGGATAACTAGCAACTTGAACAGGCCTCATGTTTGTGCGCTTTAAAGTTGCCTTTGCTTGTGAAGCAAAAGCATTAATCATTTGTATTTGCGTACCATTGATTTTTCCATACATAGGCATTAGTCGTTCAGCCAAACACCATCTGAGTGCCATTTCATAACCTTGTGGAAATGATAAATTTTCATACAAATCATCATAAGTGCTATAAATAGTTGTGCTGAAAAGGTGCATTTCGCCTTGTGAAGGATTAGGCCAAACTGTTAAATTTCCTGATTCTGCACCTGGGTTGTAATACAAAGCTTTAGGCCAAGGGCCATTAAGCGTTTTTAAACCAATTTGATTGTAGTTTTCAAGAGCCAATATTCCTACTTGATAATCTAATCCACCATTTAAAACAGGCTGACCATTACTTGTAGTGTTTACCCTTACAAAAGCAGAATCAATACCTAATGGTTTTTGATAGTAAAGGGTAATAGGAATAGGCGTTACTGTGGCTGTCATAGCCCTGCTACCAAGGCTATAACTACTACTTAGTGTATATGTACCAACTCCACCTGATGCGCTTATAACGGCTGTAATAGTCGTTCCTGCCGATATTCCAGTTCCAGTAACAGTTGCACCAGCACCTATATAACCAGCAGATATAGCGGTAACAGTTAATGTTGTTCCTGAAATAGAGCCTGTAAATACGGCTGAAGGAGTGGTGGCATCAACATTTAATCTGTATGTACCAGCTTCGTTTACATTTCCACCAGCACCAGTTAAAAACTCAACAATCTTTGTGCCTACGCCATTAATGCCAATTCCACTAAGGGTTTGACCTAATGCTACCGCACCCGATGTTACGCCTTGTACAGTAAGAACTTTTCCTGAAATAGTTCCAGTTATTGCCGCACCAATGTAATTTGCTGTGCTTGGATCAGGGCCAATAGTGTATTGAGTTTGTCCTGGAATGACAGGAAATACAATTTCCGTCACGTTGTAAACCATCATGCCTTCATTTGACCATTGATCAATGATGCCATTTAACATTTCTAAAGCATCTTGTGCGGCATCAGGCGTTGGCACTTCACCAGCTTCTAATGCACCAATGTCTTTTAAAGCTCTGCTAATAATATCTATGGGCTTAGTCATGATGCTCCATTAAATTTTTACTGTAAATGTAGGTAAAACCCAAGGCTTTTTTAATGCTACTGGTTCTATTGCCATTAATTGATTTTTTAAATTATCCTCAATAATGCACTTTTCATCAATTATTGATTCAGCTTTTATCCAAGCAATTACATCTTTTTCAGTTGTTTCGTTTTGCAGGAAATGGCTTTTATCTTTAAAAGTCCAATTTCCTTCCGTAATTACTTTATTTTCATCTTTGGTAGCAGTAACTTGATACTTTACAGAAGTAATTTTTTCACCTTCTGCATAAATATCAAGCACTTTCCAAGTAAAAATCATGCTGTGTAGCTTCCTGAAGATGTAAATTTAACGACTGTATTGGAGCCGCTAGTAGTTACAGTAGGCAATCCAGTTACAATTCCTGAATAATTGGCTGTAGGCATAGAAAGAATAACAACGCCTGAACCTCCATTACCACCTGGAACGCTTGGTCCACTAGCTGTACCACCGCCACCGCCACCAGTATTAATAGTTCCATTTGCTCCTGTAGAACCAGCCGCACCGCCACCACCAACACCACCAGTACCATTAGAAGAACCACCATATCCGCCACCACCGCCAGCGTAATAAACAGAAGTGCCAGTTAAAGTATCTACTAGACCAGCACCGCCTGAACCACCAGTAGAATAAGCTCCGCTATTACCTGAACCTCCAGCGCCTCCGCCACCGCCAGCAGAGTCTGCGCCTGAACCTGAAGGTGTACTACCGCCACCATTATTGCCTTGTCCAGGAATACCAGTACCAGCAGAATAACCATAGAATCCTGTGTTTGTACCGCCTCCTGAACCACCATTACCAGCATTACCAGCTTGGCTACCACCTGAACCACCGCCTGTTGCTGTAGCAATAGCAGTAATATAGCTATTAGAGCCATTAGTGCCATAACCTAATTGACCAGCACCGCCAGCACCAATAACCACAGTAAATGGAGTAGAAGGAAGGGCAGTAAATGTGCCAGTAAGCATACCGCCAGCACCGCCTCCGCCTCCGCCTACATCTCCGCCTGATCCGCCACCAGCTACAACTAAATAACTAATAGTGTATTGACCTTGGGGAACCATAGAAAACTTATACCAAGCGGAAACTGCTGGCAAATAACCTTCATATAATCCACCGCCATCGGTGTTGTAACGAATTAAACCAGCCGCAGGAGTTGGTCTTTGTATAGTATTGCCTACTGGTAGACCTAATGCGCCTGTACCTGATAGCGTTAATTGACCAGTAATAGTTACATTATTAAATGTAATATTTCCTGACAAATCAGAATATAAAAGAGTTCCATCTGCCGCAGGAACAGTTAAATTGTATGTTCCAGCAGTATTCGTACCATTTAAAGTAGTCGAGCCGCCTGAAACAGAAA